AGATTGGGGAGGGTGCTCCAAACCTAAAGCCATTGGTTAATACTCACTCTCCCCATAAAGTCTTGACACACCCTGAAAAATCTGTTATAATTGTGACACCACGGTGATGACACTGTGGGTTTAACATAGTATGATAGAGAGCAGGCATTTCAGATTGGTGTTCATGATCGCGGTTTGCCTGCTCTTGACTCATTGTTCATCCCAAACGGCTCGCACACTGTTCAATCAGTATCATCAACCCACATACACCATCCAAGGTGACCATATCTACACCATTCAGAACCATTTGAACCATTAAGGAGTGGTTGATATGGTGAATATGGTGGTAAATCTGGTCCGATTTTTGGTAGAAATCACGCTGGAATCACTCTAAAATACGGTTTTGGTCGGTTTTGACAGAGTGAGAAGCGGGGGCCTAAGGATTGTAAATAATAGTGTTGTAAAAATACAACACCTACATTGATATCTATCTACTCGCTGTGACCAATCAATTCAATATGTTTTTGGATTCTATGTGTGTTGATTTGATACCATTTCAACCATGTTTGATAACCCCTTGATTCTGCTCTAATATGGTCTTCATATCGTAGCAACCAATACCAACTGAATCGTTTGTGTTCACTCACATAGGGCCTTACTGGTGTGGATTCTGTGCTGAATCTCCATGTATCTCCTGTGTCTGTCACATACATTACCTGATCATAATACTGCCACATAGCATACTGATCCACACAATAACGCAAACACCAATATGTCATTTGGTCTTCCGTAAGCCTCCATCTTGAGACTTCACAGTATGATGTCAGCATTTCTTTTGGATTGTGTTGTTTATGTAAAATTTTTGGTGCCGGGGTTATTTCCGCCATGCTTTCATGCTCCAATATGCAGGAGACAATGTTTTTTGTCCTTTTACTTTGTCAAGCACAGCACCCATTCTTGCCAGAAATGATCTCTGTCTCGCAGGGTTATTCTTCTTGATAGTCATGCCTTTTTGACCAAAGTTTATTTTACGGACATTGCCTGTGCGTCTATCTCGCACAAACACTTTGAACTTTTTGACATCACCTCTGCTGGGTGTGTTAAGTTTTACTGTTCTACCTTGATATTTTGCCATGTATCCATCGCCAGATGTTCTTAAAAAATTGTTTAATCTTTTTCATTATTTTCTCCTGTTTGCACGTTTTCTGATGTCTAGGTCGTGTTTTCTACTACCTCTTAAAAGACTGTTTACTCTGCCCATTGCCCATTGATTCATGCCCACGCCTGGTCTGGAACCTGCACTGAGAAATGCACCTTGACCTCTTCTATACACTGCCCTTAGGTCAGCAAGATTGAATGTGCGGCTTTTGTTTGCTTTTGCTCGCAGTGTTTTGAGTGTTGCCGCTTTGAGTGGTCTACTTCTTTTTTTTGCCAAGGTTAATTCTCCTTTGTATTAGACTTGCAGGCACAGTTTTGCCTTGTTTATACAGTCGGGCAATCTGTTTGATCACACCTGCCAATTGTGTTCTTCTACCACCTTTAACACCTGACAGATATTTCTTTGCCACACCTGTGCGTTTGTCTTTGGGAACTTTGCGTCTTTTCATCTGTATATTTATTTTTATAAGGCACACAGGAAACAATGGGAAGATCGAACCTGTGTGCCCCCGTTAGGATAGCAGTGGTGTAATCAATGGCATTAGATAAGAGGACCACTGCAAAAATATTTATTGTTTTTGAGTGTGAGTGGAGTGAGACTGAACAAGTTCAGTCTAAAGTGACTGCGTCACTTTGTTTTGTTTTGATTTGTTACGCGAAACTTTAACCATACGACGACTATGTGCTAGATGTAGCAAATAGTTGTCGCACCGATTCAATAAGATTTTTAACTGGACGGATGTGTTGAAACCAGCAACTCTGATGTGTTAGGAACACATTGAGCAAATCCGCGACCCTTGATAATGTGTGCTATTGAACCACACACATCCAAGCAGAGGCATTAGTCGTCATATTTCACTCTGCGTTTTTGCCACTTGAGGTTGGCGTCCCTGCCTTTCAAGCCTTTGTGCTTTTTTTAGGGCCCTGCGTTCTTGCCTTTGTGTTTTCTTTAATTTCTTCCATTGTGCGCCTGTCAATTGCATGAAATCTTTGATGTGATTCTTGCGACTCCATTCTTTAATCATTTTTTCGTGGTCTCGCAGTCTGTGTAGTTGTGCGTAATTTTCGTCTGCCTGTTTTTGTGTAATTTTTGTTGCCATGATCACAAGTATATAGCAATTCTAACAAAAAGTCAATGGATAACGGGTTTTTTTTGGGAGATAAGGGCCAAAACTTAGGAGTTTTTGACAGTCCAATCTCGATTTGGCCCTTACAAGTAAAAAAGAGCAACAAATGCCAGCGAGCGTTGTTGCAATGTTACTTATCTCGTTCAATTGAGGTCTGAAGGACCAATTGGTTGATTAGGTTCAATAGGTTTCAACACAAAACCCAAAAGATGCCGACAATTTTTGGTTTGACATTTGACACGCCATTCTATGTGTTTGTGAAACACATCACGTGTGTGTCCAACATCAGCAATTTGTTTTTGGATTAGCAAATTATAGTTGCCACATTTTGGACAACATTGGATGCCATTGACATCGTCTATGGTGATTACAGGGCGTTTTGGCATCACATCACTTTGATGAAAATGCCGATCAACATGGTCACAATCAAACCTGTGAGTGCGAGTATGTAGAATTGATATCCTTGTATGTGATGAAGATGATTGTTCATAATCTTCTCCAGTGTGCGTTCAATCTTGTATATGCGTTTTTCTAGGTCTTTTAATTTCATTATGTGCTTATGGTAGCGCCAAGCGATACCACCTTCCAATTTGATCCGTCATACACTGCTACGCATTTGGATCCGCTGTTACCATCAGAACAATAAGCAACATCGCCTTCTGCTTGGTCGCTTCTTGCGTTCAATTGTGCTGTTGTTTGAGGTGATAAATTTAATATTTCTTCCAATGCTACTTTGCCTGTTGTAGGGTCCAATGTAAGATTGGTTGCAGATGATGAATTGATTTCATCTGGGAGATAAGTTGCCAAAATTTTGCTTGAGGCATTCAATGGCGCAACACCAGATGCCTGTCCTCTGCCATCTATCACAAGAATTAATTCGTCCAACGCCGCTTTTAAATCGGGTCGACTAGCGGCAGGTGAATCTGTGCCTGCATCTAAATTTGTTGTTACAATGTTTGAACTATTTGCCCAAGCCATATTGTTCTCCTTTGTTGTTTTTATTTATAATTTTGGTTATCATACATAGTTGTTCCTGTTTTTGTTTATTGGCCCTTGTAACGAGCTCTATGACGCTGTAATACACCATTTAACTGAAGTTTGTGCTTAACGATGCAATGTAATCTGTGCCGTCATAAAACACAGTCATCACATCAATTGCGTTAGCGGTTGTTGACAATGTTTTTGTGCCTCCTGCAAATTTCATTGTGCTTGAAAGAGTGTGTGGCCCTCCTGAAGAAGGTTGTTTCAAAATAATTGTCATGCTGTCACCATTGGCAACACTACCTAATGCGTTTATGGTTATAGCACCACTTAATGTAATCACTGCCACATTGCCATCTGCCACATCTGGTGTAATGGTGCCCGAAGTTGATAATCCAGTGTTAATGTGTTCACTGTAACCTCTGATAACTGGATTATTGATTGCTTGATTGTTGGCATCAACAGGATTTGTCAATGGATCTGCCAAAGAAACGGTTACACCACCTGGTGATTCTTCATTGACAGATATATTAGTGCCTGCGTTGATGTCTGTGACACCACCACTACCACCTGATATTGTGGAAAAACTTAAATTACCAGCACCGTCTGTAACAATGGCTTGTCCGTTTGTGCCATCTGCCGTTGGCATAAAGTATGCATTATGCAAGAATACTTTGCCGCCAGTGCCCGGTGTTAACGGTATATTGGATCCAGAGTTACTGAAAAGTCCATAACCAGTCACATTTAAATTTGCCGCTAGTTCTGGACTGGTGTCTAGTCCTACAATAACATTAGTAAAACTTAAATTACCGGCGCCATCTGTTTTTATAATAGATGAAGCACCGCCATCTGCATCAGGCATATTGTAAGCATCGTGTAATCTAACTTTGCCGCTTGTGCCTGGTTCTAAAAAAATGTTGGTGCTTGAATTGGATACAATTTTGTTGCCCTGTGTGTTCAAATCACCACCTAAATCTGGTTGTGTGTCTGTAGCAATATCTATGGTGCCAAAAACCAATGAATTACCACTAACACTTAAAATTTGACCCGATGTGCCTACTGCGGCAGGTAAGGCGTAACCAGTTCCTGCTATGTCTCCTATATGTGTCGCAGTGCCTCGCAAACTGATTGGACCGTTAGAGGTAACAATCATGCCTGCGCCTGTGCCAAATCCAATAATCTGGTTAGCAGTGTTGTCGTTTTGAATACTAAAAGCACCAGATGAACTGGTTTGAAATTCTAGAACAGGTGAACCGGTTCCTGATCCTGCTTGAACATCAATATGCACTTCAGCGGCGTTTAATTTTATAGGGTTTGTAGAATGACCTTCTACCACCACTTGACTTGTGGTCGATTTTAATTTGAAAGTGTCAACATCCAAATCAGATGTTAATGGATTTGTCACTGTGCCACTGGCACCTTCATTCACAAATTCTAATGCACCCGATGTTGAATTATATTTTAAAATTTTGTTGTTTGCAATAGCACTGGTGTCAATAAAATCCACAATGTCGTTCACTGCCGACGACATTGTCTCCAATTGTGCTCTGCTGGTTGCTATGCTGTCGTCTGCATTGTCAAATGCTGTTGTTGCCGGTTTGTTTGTTGGCCACGCCATTATGTGCTCTCCGTTATGTTGCCGAATTCATCGCTTTCTAGTTTTTTCATATAATCTACAATGATGTCTGCTGTGACATCCATTCTTGTTCTTTTGCCAAAGGCATCTGCGTCAAATATATTTAACACAGGATCTGTGCCGCTCTTGTCCACGTAACACACAGGTGTCTGCGTGCCTGTCAATCCTGTGGATTGTATTTGCACAAACACATTAACAGCCTTGCCAATATTAGTGATACTGACTGTGCGTTGTCCCACACTGCCAGATAATGTGCTGGTATCTTTGTTGCTGAATCCATCTGTTTTTAAATCTGTGAAAGAAGCACTCTGTATGGTTACATCAATGCTTTGAAACACTGGAAAAGACAGACTGGGAGAATCTTGATCTTGAAATGCTGTGATTTGGAAATATCTTCCGTCCAACAATGGCACATTTGATGTATTTGGATATATGGTAGTTGTTGTAGGCGACACAATCGAACCACTGCTTAATGTGTTGCCATATGATATCTGTGTGGTCACAGGATTAGCCGCTTCGTATTGAACCATCACTGCTGTTGCGTTTGAATCACCTGCATCAAACACTTCAGTTGTAAATTGTAATGGAGATGACACATCTGGTGTGCCGTCCCAATTGGTAAAACCATCCCAAGTAGAATAAGACGCCCAAGTTTCACTACTTTTGGGTCTGTATATACCTGCCTGTGTATCAAAATAACCGTTTCCTGCCATAACTTACCCGCCTAAATTTGCACCGCCCCCTGCGTTAGGGACAAATTGATTGTTGTCCTTTAAAAAATTTATGTATCCTTCAATAGAACTGCTTTCTTTAGTTTTACCTCGTAATCTGTATCTATGACTGGTGAATCCTGATGAATTAAAATCAACATTACCACCAATTTCGAAAGTTCTGTCTGCACTTTGATTGTAATAGGTTACACTGTATTCAAACCCTTTGTTTAATGGCATTCTGATACTGACCGGTAAGGCGGCATTGCCTGCTGATCTTATTCCGAATGTCCACATAATTCTTTTTTGCAGAATTAAATTGTCATTTTTGAAAATTCTAAATTGTATATGAGTGACTCCTGTGTCTAAAGGTCTATGAAAACTTGCCTCGTATGAACTACAAGCCGCATTCAATCCTACCCAACCTTGATTTATCCAAAATGATGTAGGTTGAGCCGCAGTTGGTCCGAAACCAACTTTGTCATTCCTACTGTCAAATTGCATAACAGGTGATGTTTTATATCTTCTGTGTGGATTTTTGTCAAACCACCATTGCGTTGATCCGTCATCTGGCACTGGTGGGAACCATGCCGCTAATGTGTGTGGATCATCTGGATCACCTGGTGGTGGATCACCTGGATCTCCAGGGTCTTGTCCAAATGCTCTTGGTGGATCATACACTGGTCTTTGAAACGGTTTGCCAAAATAATCTTTAGGCAAATAGAGTGGTGGTGGTAATTCATATTGTGCGCCAACAACGTGTGGATACACAGTGGCATCGTGTTCTACTGCCTCTATTTTTACAGTCATATCAACATTCATTGTGATGTTGTTTACTCTAAAAGTTTGATTGTTTAGATCCAATATTTCATCTGTAACTCTTATAATGTCACCTGGTTCAATATTCATTAATTCTTGTGTTGCTTCAAATGAAATTGTTCTTTGTGCCCTTGATTTTTTGTAAATCATTCTTGCCATTTCTTTTGCAATCAAAGGATTTGCTATAGATTCAAATGTAAATTCTCCTGTCAAATCTTCATTGTCATCCAACAATTTGTCACCTACTTCGTTAAAAAATACCTGTTGTGATGAAAATTCTAAATCTGGGTCAGTGTAATTTACCAACACCTGGTTAAATTTTGTTGCTTTTTGTTCACCTCCCAAAGTGATTGGACCTACCAACACATCTTCTGTGACATCATAAGCAATGCTGATAGTTGCTGATGTAATGTCTGTTGCATTACCACCGTCTTCAACTTTTATTTTGTATCGACCTTGCACATATGGCATGATGCTTCTAGCACCTGTTAATATCTGTCTTACACAATCTATAATTTTGTTTTCAGGATTGATAACACTGTTAAATCTTAGAATTCTGCCTGAATATTCTGAGTTGAAACTTACTGATTGGTTAAATTTGTTTGCCGCTATTTTGAATGAATCAGCGTCCATTTCTGTTCTGTCAAACCCTGCTCCGAATCTCGGATTCATCATATAGTCGAGTAGACAGTTGGCAGGATTGTCACTCCATGTCTTTGTAAGATTAGCATACACATCAGGCACATTGGCGCCTCCTGAATGTGTTGTAACATTGTAAACTTTTTTACCAAACACATCAAATGTTAAATTAGGTAAGCCACCTCCAAATGGATTGCTTTCTTGTAATGCCTGTGTGTTTACCTTCCATTCAAATCTAACTGCCGCATACACTATGCCTGGCAATTTTCTATTTGCTGTTTTCCATGTTGGTGTTTCGTTCATCAAACTACTTTGTGATTGTGATTCGGTGCCATAGAACAGTTGAAATTTTAATCTGTCTGCGTATGTGCCTTGTGATGAATTATAAACTGTGCCTGCATTGTAAACTTCATTAGCACCTACTTTAGGATATATTTCATTATCGTCAATTTTTATTCTGTTGATACCTTCTATTTCTCCTTCACATATAGCATACACCACATACAAATATTTGTTGTCTGTGCCGTTTGTTTCAGCAAATACAGGAATTGAACCAACTCTTCTGAAACCATAAACAATTGGTATGCCGTTGTTGGTTCCTGGTTTTGTAACTTTTACTA